GTTCCCTCTCTCTTTATTTTAGTAGCCATTGGAGTAATGGGTATGTTCGGTTGATCTAAGGCTGATAAGTGTGGACTTACTTCGAGGTCATATTGATCCCCTATAATATTGGCAGGCATGATATTACCTTCCACCGTTCCTATATTCTGAGAAGTTGAAACATTTGTTATAGAATCTCCAAACAAAGTAACACCTTGAATAGATGGGCGAGTTACAACAACGTCTGCATCCTCAACCCAAACATAAACCATCAGTCTAGCTGAAGAAGTGTTCGGTAGGTAATTACTGAAAAAGACGCGACAAAGTTCATCACTTGTAGTTGCATCAAATTCTAGATACTCTCTCTTGTATTTCCATGGAATATCCATCATCTTGTTTGCAGCATTGTCTGAATAATCCAACTCAACATGTGGGCGCAACCAAGCGTTGAAAATGGTATCTAGATTAGTGAAAGGAAAAGCAGAAGTGTTTTTATAAGATACATGTGCAACCATGGCTCCAGCATTAAAAGGAGTAGATTGCAATGTAGCCTGCATTCTTACTTTACCTTTAAATAAGAAATATGCTGATGATATATCCGCTATGCTTTTACTTGAATTTATCCAAGCACTTGGAAAATCAAAACTTGAAACAGCTCCAAAAGTTCCTCCTGAAATTTCTTGATTTATTACCAGGACAGGTCGAGCAAGCAATTTCTTCAAATTACTTGTAACCTCCGGAATATCAACTTTCGCTGGCATATTCAAGAATTTCGAATCTACACTAATGTTTTGATTTACCATGCTTACTCCGTAGTTTGATAGCATAGAAGGAACAGCATCCTCATTACGCAATCCAGTTGTCATATCTTTTGATTGAACTCTAATCATTTGTGATTGTGGTATGGTAGTTTGTACACTATCATCCTCTACAATCGTATTTAAGTGTCTTTTATTTTCCATTTTTTGTTTTGTTATGTTTATCTTATGGAGTAATTGAAGATATTTTTCTTCTTCTTGTTTTTTATAGATTTCAAAATTTAGACCTCCATTATATCTAAATTCATAATCTAATTGTTCATAACTAGGTAATCTAGTTTCAAATTTGACCAATTTATTTCTATTTGCAGTAAAATAATCTCTACCCCAAAAGAATGAATAGCGCAAACTAGTCTCTAAAATTTGTTGCATAGATTTATCATTATCCTTAGTCCATGAAACCATTTCTTGAATAGTATTTTTATCAAGACCAGCAACAATACAACCATTATTTTCAATAAAGTGATTCTTTAAAAATGTACACTCTTTGAGGGGCTTGTTATAAGAGACCACACTTCCTTTATCACCCGATGTGTAAGTAATTCCATACATTTCCATTAGTTGTTCTGCAATTATTTTAGCATTGAATTGATCCTTATATAAGTTGGAAACTGTGTATAAATTATCGTCACCAAAATAAACATCACGAACATTATCCATAAAAGCTTTTATGCGTCGAGTAATTTCAGGAAGAATATATTTAAAAATTTTTTGCCAAACAGAATAAATATAAACCTTGTTAGCAAAATCATTAAAAAATACTGTTAAAAACCATCCGGATGGATTAGCATGTAAAGTTGTTATTAACACTTTAATTCCATCAATTATAGTAAGTGTGTCTGAAAAGAGAACACAATACATTATCTCATCAATCCACCAATGTATATCCATACCATAAAGTTTCTCATTTGGAATTATCTCCTTCACAAATCGACAAAATAACTGAAATATTTCTTTCAATAAATCTTTATCAAATTTACTAAAATCTCCATCATTGGCACTCTCAAACTCATTTAAATAATCATATAAAATACTCCACTCTGAAGAATATGGATTGATTCCTATCATACCACCGTGTTCATGTCTATATTGACTGTATTTTTTAACGTATGTTCCAAAAATTTGACGTCCAAGAATAGTGAGCATTATATTTGATATCGTAAAAATGCGACTCTTAAGTATCTTATCAATGGGTCGTCGTTCGTCCTTGACACAATTGGTCCAGATAATAGGAATACCTTGTTTTTTTGGAAATTTCAATAAAGTTCTCATATTCACGCAGGAAAATTTCAGTTGGTATCCATTTCTTTCCGTCAAATTTGAAGAAATCAGTTTTGCGATATGAAACTCCTTGAGATGAAACAGTATAAGGATATCCAGGCGAAGTTGTGAAATCAAGGCGATCTAATCCTTCAATACCATTTATCGCTTCCTCAAGCGATAATATAGGATAGTCTCCATATAAACATTGATGGCGAATTCTCATATATTGTAATATTTCATCAAAATTATTTGAATTTATTGGTTTCACTAATTTTCCTAAAGCCATAGTACCATCATGTAGCATTGAGCGCTTCTGAGGATTCCGAGGATCCGAAATTGAGAGAACAGCCGGTTCCGTAGTATGAAGTTGTAAAACTTCATAACACATGCTAGGAGTTATCTTACTTGTATTATTACAATAAGGAAAAGAGGCAGAGTCCACTTTTCCTTGTATAAGAAATTGTCCATATTCATGTGTATAATCAATACTTTCGACAAAACCTTTAATAGGAATCACACGCTGTATCTTGGAAGAAAAGGCAGTCACGTTAGTTAATTGAAAATAATTGACGCCTCCTAAACCCCCGACGTGAATTCCAAAAATACGAACATTTCCTCCAACCCTCATTGTTATGATGGCTCCACAATCACCGTATTGTAAGCCTGCTCGACTACGAAGCATATTTTTACCAATATATTCTTTAGAATAATTTGTCACATCGTCATAACAAGTAACACTATTTATAAATACCGCATTTGTCAGAATTTTATCGACCTTATCACCATTACTATCCAAGCGTAGAATCGTAACATCAATTTGTTTATCCATTGGTTCTAATCCATTATCGAATAGATGACAAATGTTCTTAAGACGTGGCATTATAAGTGAAACATCATAAAAACAATAATCTTCAGTTGCTTCACTTAGTCTTCGTTGTTCAAATGTGGTTTCGTATATTATGTTCCCTTTATTAATAATAATCATATCTCCGGGAGAGATTTTAACACTACCACGCCCAAATAAATGTTTAGGTAATAACATTTTATCATTTCCAATATAAATTCCTGTAACGGAACGAATCGTGGAAACATTATCAACCAACAAACAAGTTGAAACTCTAAAAAGATTTTTCTCTATAAAGGAATATTGTTGATCATCATGATTAACTGTTTCAGCTTGAGATTTAAATCTTTGCATTACTTTAGGGTGCATCTTAACAAGAGTGTTAGAATCACCAGAATTAAAAGCTTGAGTAGAAGGTAGTTTGCTCAAAAACTTAATAAGGGTTAAAGCAGTAACACCAAAAATAGTAATACCAAAGAGAATTGATTTATAGTGATCCTGTATTAAATTAGTTAAAGTAAGTTTATATTCTTTAATCCTATTTATAATGGCTTTCTTTAGATCACCAGGTGACAAGGCATCTTCATATAATTCATCGTCTGATTGTATTTTAAGGCCTTGGACAATCCTCGAAAGACTTCGATTGTAATGTGCTTGGTAATTTCTTTCTATCATAAAACATAACGCATTTACGTCTTTTATGGGTTCATAACTTTTCAATCCATCAATACTCGGTTCTTTAGACGCAAACCCACACCATGAATAGTCTGTTTTCTCAAAATCAAATTTCTTTGCTCCTTTGAACCTCATATCAATTAATAGATCTCTTCTGCGATTGAAAGCTCCAGTGTCTCGAATATAATTGGAACTATGCAAATACGTCATATTGGATGTTATTATGACTAATTTTGAAGTAAATCTCATTTCTCCCTTCTTTCCATTTATGATATCATCGGTAGAGGAAGAGTTAAGCATCCAATCACATCCATCTTTCATTGAAATCAACAACTGTTCTTCTCCATGATCGGTTGTTTGCATATAATCATTGATAATTACAACTGGTTGATTGTTGTATCCATCCTGAAATTCCAACATTGGATTCCAAGTATAAACTTGCTTTGCATAATCAATATCAGGATCTATCATCTTCTGGGCTAAATATTGCGCTAAAGTGGATTTTCCAACTCCAGAATCACCTGAAATCCATACCACAAACGGACAATGTCTTTTACCAGGAACCAAACCCCTCCTTTTAATTTCTTCATGAATACAATCAATCTTATCAAAAATAGATGATGTGGTAAAGAAACTAAAATGACCATATTTATGCACGTATATATCCTTAAATCGTGCAAATAAATCCAGAAATTTCTTTGTATTGTGGGAAGAGTAATAAATACTATCAGGTTCAGATATTAGTTTTGTAATTTCTTCCAGATCTTTCTGAAAGTCTAGATCTTTCCAACCCAAAATAGCATATTCGTAGATTGTAGGACAGAAGTATTTAAAATATTCTACCATAACATTAGGAATAATTTCAGAAATGGATCTTAAAACTCCATCACATTTATTTGAAAAAGCTAAGATTCCACCGAAACCCTTAATCGAACCCATAAAATTCTCACTAAATGAGTGTCTTCCACTAGCTAATAAACCCATTCCCATACATAAACTAAATGGGATTAGATATAAATCTTTTCCTTCAACATTGAGTCGATCACTAGTTTTATGGGCCAAAACATTTCCAAAAATAAATAGTAAAGAAGAAATAAAGGTTTCGGTCCATGATTGTTCTTTGACAAAAATGCGAGCTACCACAACACTTGAGAATACTGTTAACAGATCTGTAAAAGACAAATCAATTCCAAAACACATTCGTGATATAAAATGTGAAGAAAAATGTAATAATAGAGATTTTCCGATTATCTCTAAGAAAATAGTAATTGAAGGAGATAAACTTGAAATTGTGGTTAATACTTGATCTATATACCCCTTAATACCATCAATAAGACCTAGAACAGCATTTACTATAGATTGAAGAGAAGAACCAACTGTATTAAATGTGGACACCATTTGAGTGGTATTCTTTAAAGTGTCGTTCTCAACTAATTCCTTATGTGCTACATCAATAATCTGATTCATCTTTCCAAAAGAACTAATAGTTCCACCTTGTGTCCGGGGATAAAGTAAAGAGCTTACTTTCCCTTGGAAAATTTTCAGATCAGTAATCTCTTGTTCTAATTTCATTAAATTTTCATGTATTATATGAGCTAATTGGTTCCGCTCGTTTAAATCAGG